GAAAGGTATGTGCTTAAGGGAGGTCACCAGGTTTTCTGGTCGAATGCATATTGTTCAGAAATGCATATGAAGTGGTTGAACGATAACTACTTTGAGTTTGTAGGGGGCTGCAAACGTTTTCCCGTCTGTAAGAATCGACGGGGTTTTGATCCACAAGTGAAGATGTTTTATGATAAAGAGAACATCTGTTTTCCAAAGGAATGGGATTTGCCGAAACCAAATTTAACAGCTGCTTATAAGTCGCTGGCTAAGTACGCAAAACCATTTATTAATATGCCACCTGATCAAATTTATTGCTTGAATAAGGCACATGATTGGATGTCAAGGCATTTTGGACCCTATATGCGAGATGCAAATATAGTAACACTTGATGAAGCTATCAGTCGGTTGGACATGAGTTCAACTTGCGGTAGTCCTTTTAATGAGGAATTTAAGACGAAAAGTGATCTGTTTGAGGGTGATCCCCATATCAAACAGTGGTTAGAAGATGATTGGAATCGTCTTGCCACAGATCCAAATTGGACCTGTATCTTTTCCTCCTCGCTTAAAGAAGAGTTGAGGCCAATAGTTAAGATTGAAGAGAATTCTCTTAGAACTTTTGCGGCCGGTGCTGTTGATGCAACGATTCAAGGAAATCGTCTTTTTGTTGATATGAATGAGAAGATGTATGCATCGCACTTAAAAACCTCTTCAGTGATTGGTATGTCACCATTAAAAGGAAATTGGGATTTACTGTATACTAAGTTGAATGTATTCGGAAAAGGATACGCCTTAGATCAAACCAAATATGATTCTTCACTAAGAGAATTTCTTATGTGGGGTTGTGCAAGTTTTCGATGGAGTTGTTTGAGAGAAGATCTTAAAACACCCGAAAACTGGAACCGACTTCGCACTTATTATAGAAACTTAGTGCATACCCTGATTTTGACTCCGGAAGGAATACTTCTAATGAAGAAAGGAGGAAACCCGTCAGGATCAGTTAATACTGTTACAGATAACACGTTAATCTTGTATTGGATTCTCGCATATGCATGGATACGAATGGTACCGGCAGAGATGTGTTTCTTGGAGAAATTTGAGGAGCATACTGCAAAGGCATTGCTTGGAGATGATAATACTTGGACTGTTTCAGATTACGCTCACGAGTGGTATAATGGAAGAAGTGTGATAGAAACTTGGAAAGAGTTAGGAATCACCACCACAACGGATACGCTTGAACCGCGACCTGCGAGCGAGCTGGATTTTCTTTCAG